GAAAATGGTCATCTTAGAAACCATCCAGTTTTATATGCCTTATAGTTTGGCATTATTAAAATAAATTATTATAATACAGTTATATGAAAGATAAAGTTATAAACAATAGACGTAAAACAGCTGACATTGAGAAATTAGAGACAGCACAAGCAGGTTTTGCAAATGGTATTTCATTGCAATTAAAAGACCTAATTAATAAAGGACAACATCGTTCTTTAAATGACAAAGAAAAGAAAAAAATTATTACTAATGCTGAAAAAGCATATGGTAAATTTTTAACTGCGTTAGGTGTAGATTGGGAAAATGATCCGAACAGTATGGAAACACCACGTCGTGTATCTAAAGCCTATGTAAATGATTTATGGAGAGGTAGGTATGAAATACCAACTGAAATCACAGCATTCCCAAGTGATGGATATAATGGTATTGTTTTAGAAAGAGATATTCCAGTAACAAGTATGTGTTCTCATCATCACCAAGCTATCTTAGGTAATGTTCATATCGCTTATATTCCAGGACCAGAAGGTAAAGTAATTGGTTTAAGTAAATTAAATCGTATTGTAGAACATTTTGGTAGAAGAGGTGCAATTCAAGAACAATTAACAGTAGCAATTCATAATGCAATTAATGAAATTTGTGAAGGCAATATTGGAGTAATGGTTATTATACATGCAGGTCACCAATGTGTTTCTTGTAGAGGAGTTAAACATCAAGGCGCCAGTATGGTCACAAGTGAAGTATCAGGTGCATTTGCAGATCATACTAAAACAGCAAAACAAGAAGTATTATCAATGATAAAATTAAAATTATGTTGCTAACAGGACATCAAGTATTCCAGTATATGGAAATGAATGGTACAGACTACCATAAAGTAAATCAAGTAGGTATTGATTTATCAGTTAAAAAAATCGAAAAAATTATTGGTGGAGTATTAGTTTTCCAAGAAAAAACAGTAGTTGATCCTTCATTATTTATTGAAATACCTTTAACAAGTATTGAAGGTAGACAAATGTGGAGGTTAGAAAGAGGAGCTTATGCTTTAACCTTTAATGAAGGTGTTACAATTCCTTCTCACGCTACAGGATTTATTACATCACGTTCTTCTATTTATAGAGGAGGTGCTCATATTAATTCACCTATGTGGGATCCAGGATTTATGACTAGAGAAATGGGAACTACATTAATGTTAGAAGCTGAAACTATATTCATTGAAGAAAATGCTCGTGTATGTCAGTTCTATATGCTTACAAATCCTATCCCTCAAGACCTATATGATGGTCAATTCCAAGGTAAAACAAACTACTAAAATATGATCTTAAAAGACAATATTAAAGAGTTAGTAGGGAACCATGTTGCTCCTTATATTTATAATTCTAAAAATTTTGAACCAGGTAAAACACCTATCTATTATTCAGGCCCATATTGGGATAATAATGAGATAGAAGCAGCTATAAATACATTTTTAAATGGAAAATGGATTACATCAGGTGAAAGTGTATTTAAATTTGAGAGAAAATTCTCAAAACAATTTAATACAAAATACTCGTTTATGGTTAACTCAGGTTCATCAGCTAATTTAGTATTAATAGCTGCTTTAAAGAAACGTTTTAATTGGGCTGATGATGATGAAGTAATTGTTTCACCTGTTGGTTTTGCAACTACAATATCTGTATTACATCAAAATAGATTAAAACCAGTATTCATTGATATTGAATGGGATACATTAAACTTTGATTTAAATCAAATTGAAGCTAAAATTACACCTCGTACTAAAGCAATTTTTGTTTCTCCTGTATTAGGAAATCCACCTGATTTTGATAAATTATTAGAAATTTGTAAAAAATATGACTTAAAATTAGTAGGTGATAATTGTGATAGTTTAGGTTCTAAATGGGATGGAAAATATTTAAATGAGTATTATGTAGCATTTTCTAATTCATTCTATCCCGCTCATCATATTTCAACAGGTGAAGGAGGAATGATTTGTACTGATGATGAAGAATTAAAAAAATTAATGGTTAGTATTGCTTGGTGGGGTAGAGATTGTTACTGTGTAGGTTCAGCTAATTTATTATCATGTGGTACATGCGGTAAACGTTTTGATAATTGGTTAGAATCATATGATGGAGTAATAGATCATAAGTATGTATTTTCTAATATGGGTTATAATTTAAAACCATTAGATTTACAAGGAGCAATCGGTTCAGTTCAATTAGATAAATTTAATGAAATTGAAACTCGTAGAAATATATCTAAAGAAACATTAGAAAAAATATTTACTGATAATATTCCTAATATTTGTACTCCAAAAATGTTAGATAAAGCAGAAGCATGTTGGTTTGGAACTCCATTTATTTGTAAGGAAGAAGGACTAAAACATAGATTAGTAGAGTATTTAGAAGCTAATAAAATCCAAACACGTAATTATTTCGCTGGAAATATTTTAATGCATCCCGGATATAGTTTCTTAGGTGATTATAAAGATTATCCAGAAGCAAATAAAGTATTAGACAAAGTATTCTTTATCGGAGCTGCTCCTCATTATACTCCAGAAGTATTTGATTATATAGAACAAGTAATTAAAAAATTTGATAAATAATATATATGAAGTATATTAATTTTAATATTAATGAATATCCATTTAGAACAATTATTCAGGATATTTTACAAGAAGAAAATTTAGAAAAAATCCATAATAAACAAAATTATAATTTATTTATAAAAGGTACTGATCAATCAACACATTGGCATAAATTATATTATTCTAATTTAGATAAATTTTTACCACTTTATAATAAATTTATTTATAATATTATAAAGCCTTTATTTAATGAAGATATTGTTTATCAAAAAATACCAACTTTTAGAACTCATCTTGTAAATAATTTAAGTGTATTTGAGTACCATAAAGATAAATCATATAAACATAATAAAGAAGAAATTAATTTTTTCTTACCATTCACTGACGCTTACAATGAAAATACTATTTGGGCAGAAAGTGAAGAAGATAAATGGGATTTTGCTCCTATAAATACATTATATGGACAAACAGTTATGTGGAATGGTTGTAATTTAACCCATGGAAATAAACAAAATATAACATTAAATACAAGAATTAGCTGTGACTTCAGAGTGATACCAATATCAAAATATAAAGAAGAAGAAAATGAAGGTACTATATATACTAAAATGAAATTTATTATTGGTGGTTATTATGATATTACAAAATGAGTGTAGTTATTTTAGGAGATGGATTATTAGGATCTGAGCTAGCAAAACAATCAGGTTGGGATTATATTTCAAGAAAAAAAGATAATTTTGATTTAACCCAATCTAATACTTTTAATAAGTATTTTATTCAAGATTCTCTTGAATTAAAAACTCAAATACTTAAATATAATACTATTATTAATTGTATAGCTAATACTGATACTTATTCAGACAATAAACAATCTCAATGGATTATTAATTATAAAGGAGTAGCTGATTTAACTGATTTTTGTAATAAGTATAATATAAAATTAATTCATATATCAACAGATTATGTTTATGCTAATTCAAAACATAATGCATCTGAAGAAGATGTTCCTTCAACTTTAAATACTTGGTATTGTCATACTAAATTATTAGCTGATGGTTATATAGAACTTAAATCAAAAAATTATTTAATTATTAGAACATCTCATAAACCATATCCATTTCCTTATAAACAAGCTTGGATTGATCAATTAACAAATGGTGATTATGTTAATGTAATATCTAATTTAATTATTAAGTTAATTAAAACAAAAGCGACAGGAATATTTAATGTAGGAACTGATGTTAAAACTTGGTTTCAATTAACTAAAGATGAGTTTAAAACTGAACCATCAGAAAAACCAATCAACGCTCCTAATGATATAACAATGAATCTAAATAAATTAAACCAATGGATAATAAATAATTAAAATTACTAAATCTATCATATCTTTTATTTTCTAAGGCTTGGTTTTCCAAGCCTTTTTTATTATATTAACAATATGTATCAAAGCTGTTATTACGATTTTAACGAGAAAAAATATTATTTAAGAGATGACAAACGTGGTTGGTCTGATTTTAAATACTATCCCACTTATTATGTTAAGGATGAGAATGGAGATCAATACACATTAGAAGGTGATTGTGTATCGGCTACTAAAAAAATGGATGACTGGAAAAATCCTAAGTACTATGAAAAAGATGTTGATAAAATAACTCGTTTATTAGTTGACACTTATTATGAGACTGATGATACACCATCATTCCAAAATGTAGTTTACCTAGATATTGAGTGTGAGATATTAGGAGCACTAACTGCTGAAAGTATAAAACAAGCATTAGCTAAAATTACTTCAGTTTCAGTATATGATGCTACTACTAAAAAATATTATTGTTTAATTTTAGATGAACAAAATAATCTAAACACTATTAACAATCCAGGTAAAGAAGTAGTTCCATTTACAACTGAATTAGAGTTATTACAAGCATTTTTAGCAT